ATTCCTGCTGCTGTGCTTACTCTTGCTAAGTATCAGTATCAAATGGCATTTGTTGCGGATCAGGAGATAAATATGCTTGCTTGTTTAACTGAAATTATGGTGGAGTGTGAATTCAAATGACTAATTTTTCTCCAAAGGGAATATTTGCGGAATGTGCAAATCTATCTCAACAAGTTACAATGGGTGTAACTAGAGGAATGTTTAAAGTGGCAACACTAGGATATCTTCCTGCTAGTTTTACCGCTGATGCTCAATCTGATGTAGATTTTCTAGCTTATAATCCTACTACAGGAGATGTTAAAAAAGTTCAATGTAAAACTACAACTTATAGAAGAGAGAAACACTATATTGCTTCCTTAAAAAGTGGTGGCAAAGGTAAAGGCAATAGAAAAGTTGCAAAAGATTATGATTGGTTGTATGTATTAGATGCTGAAGGTAATGAATTTCTCATTGATTATGATGAGATTAAAGGCAGAACAACACAAGTTACTATGATGGAGTGTGAATTCAAATGAAAACCCCTAGACAAAAGAAATCCAGAACGTATTACTACTTCTGGTCATTCATGGCACTTACAGTATTCTTTGGACAAATTTATGTCGGATATGGATACCGTCTCATGCATGGAAGTATTCTAGATCTGCTAGATAAAGTTGATGGAGTTTTACTCCATAAAAGTGATTATAACCGACCTGATTATCTTTAATGAAAGCACTGAAAACCCCTCTTCGTTATCCTGGTGGCAAATCCAAAGCCATCAAAACTCTGTCTGCTTGGTATCCCAAAGTTATTGCAGAGTATCGTGAACCCTTTATTGGTGGGGGTTCCATTGCTATTGATGTGACCAAATCTAATCCTGACATCCCTGTTTGGATTAATGATCTGTATGTGCCCCTTTACAACTTCTGGGTGCAACTGCGTGATCGTGGTCAAGACCTCTCTGAGAGTGTCAGGGAGCAAAAAGAGAAGATGCTTGAGAGTGGAACTCAAGAGGAGAAAGATAAATTTGCCAAAGAACTGTTTAATCAGTACAAAGCAGAGATTGATACTTATGATGATTTTCAGAAGGCAGTTGCTTTCTTCATCATGAACAAGTGTAGTTTCTCTGGACTGACTGAGAACAGCACATTCTCTCGCACTGCTGCTAATTCTAACTTCTCTTTGGTTGGTGCAGATAAACTTGCTCAGTTTTCTGAACTGATTAAGAACTGGAAGATTACTAATATTGATTACTCTGAAGTGATGAATGCTGATGGTCCTGAGAATACTTTTGTATTCCTTGATCCTCCTTATGACATCAAAGACTTTCTGTATGGAAAGAATCGTGAGATGCACAAGTCATTTGATCATGATGACTTTGCTCAAAATGTTTACAAGTGTCCTCACAAGTTCATGATTACATACAATGTTAATGAACGACTTGAGGAACTGTATAAGAATTACGAACTTAAATATTGGAAGTTGCGGTATTCAATGGCACATCGTGGTGACAAAGGTACTGATGATAATGTCAAGACTGAACTTCTGGTCACTAACTATTCCCTTGCTCCCAAGACACCTCTGGAGGAGCAATGGAACTGAAAGACTGGTTGAACTCTATCAACTTCACTAAAGAGGACCTAAGTGAAGACACTAGTTCTTACCCTCCATATATTGTTAATCGTTGTTTGTCTGGGCACCTTGATTGCATCATGTTTGCCAATGAAATGAATTTGCATAATCATCTTGATAAAGATATGCAATATTCTTTTTATCTAAATAGTCTGAGGAAAAGAAAGAGATTCTCTCCCTGGCTCCGCAAGGAAAAAGTCACGGACTTAGAATGTATCAAAAAATATTATGGATACAGTAATGAAAAAGCATCTCAAGCTCTGAAAATCCTGACACAAGAACAGATCAACTTTATTAAACAACGACTTGACATTGGAGGCGCTAAATGACTAATACTGTAGAACCTACGGTAGAGTGGTCTCAGGACCAAATGGTAGAGGTACTTCTTAACGAACCCGATGACTTCTTGAAGGTGAGAGAGACACTGACAAGAATTGGTGTTGCATCACGGAAGGAAAAGAAACTTTATCAATCTTGCCATATTCTGCATAAGCAGGGAAGATATTTCATTGTTCACTTTAAGGAACTGTTTGCCTTGGATGGTAAACATGCTAATCTGACCATCAATGATGTTCAGAGACGTAATCGTATTGCTCGTCTTCTTGCAGACTGGGGATTGATTAGTGTTGTCAAGGAAGATTCTGTTCTTGATATTGCACCTTTGAATCAGATTAAAGTTCTTGCTTACAAAGATAAGTCTGATTGGGTTCTGGAGCAGAAGTACAACATTGGTAAGAAAGGAAAGACCCAGGAAACCGAATAAATAAATCTGCGATCTTTCGTGCGGTCGCTTCAAAAGTCGGAAACCCTTACAAGGAGGTGCGGTTATTACCGTATCTCCTTTTTTTGTACTGTGCTATAAATATATCGGATGCCTTCGGGGTCCACACAATCAAATCTCGCTTTAAAAGGAGAAGTACAATGACTAACCTCGCACGATATACTGCGTCTGATCTTCCAGAGCTATTGGATAAGATCTCCAAAAACAGTATTGGTATGAATGAGTACCTAAATAGAGTGTTTGATCTACACGAAACAACATCGAACTATCCACCCTATAATCTAGTTCAAGTCAGTAATGTAGAATCAAGACTAGAAATAGCACTAGCAGGTTTCAAAAAAGCAGAAGTAAATGTCTACACTCAAGACGGAAAACTCTTCATTGAAGGACAAAAAGAAGACAAAGAAACAGGAACAAACTACATCCATAGAGGAATGGCTCAAAGATCTTTCACTAGATCATGGACCCTCAGTGACGAGACGGAAGTTAGATCAGTTAGCTTTGAGGATGGGTTGCTGAGTGTTGCACTTGGCAGAATTGTGCCTGATCATCATAAGAGAAAAGACTGGTTCTAAATATAATTGAATATCGTCGTCGCAAGGGGAGTCCTGGCAAAATCCAGGTTGACTCCCCTCTTTTTTATTGCTAAAATGACTGGAGGTAAAACTGTATTATGGCAATCAAACTACTGCTGTTGAAATCTGGTGAAGACATGATCGCTGATGTCAAAGAGATGGCATTTGGTGAAGAAGAGGAACGTCGTGTGGTAGGATATTATCTGAATAAACCATGCGTCATTAAGATGCGTGATCCTAATGTGCTTGATGATGAAAGTGAAGGACGTGGACGTAAAGCAGGATATGAAGTATCACTGTTTCCTTGGATGCCATTGTCTGCAGAAGAAACAATTCCAGTCCCCTCAGACTGGGTTGTAACGATGGTTGAACCAACTGTTAAACTTAAAGAAATGTATGTAGAGGACATCGTAAACTATGGACAAAGTAATCAAAGTAATTCTGCTGACGAACAGCGAGAGACTGATCAGTGAGATTCAAGAAGTCGGTGCTGACATAGGTCAACCTGACTGTAAATTAGTCAATCCCATGGAGATTTGGGAGGGCAATAATCTTGCTCCATGGATGATGGATCACACTCAGCAAGATAACTTTATGATTAGTTCTGACAAGATTATTACTCTTGCTGATCCCATGCCCACCCTACTTGAAAAATACATCGATCTCACTAAGTAATGCGTTTCTACACTAATGTTCAATTGATTGGTAATCAGTTCCTTGTCCGGGGAGTTGAGAATGGTAGGAGATATGAACATAGAGACGAGTTCTTTCCTACCTTGTTTGTTAAATCTAAAAGAGATTCTAAGTTCAGAACATTAAGTGGAGAACCTGTAGAAGAAGTACATCCTGGCACTGTTCGGGATTGTCGTGAGTTCTACAAGAAATATGATGAGGTTGATGGATTTCCAATCTATGGAAATGACAGATACATCTATCAATATATTTCTGAAAAATATCCTGAAGATGAAATCAAATTTGATATCAGTAAAATTAAACTGGTAACTCTTGATATTGAAACGACTGCAGAAAAAGGATTTCCTGATGTAGAGTCCGCGTCAGAAGAGATTCTTGCGATTACAATTCAGGACTACACTACTAAAGAAATTATTACTTGGGGTGTCAAACCTTTTTTGAATAAGCAGAAGAATGTTACCTATCATCACTGTCCTACAGAGCATGAACTGCTGAGTCACTTTATTAACTATTGGATGCAGGATGTTCCTGATGTCATCACTGGTTGGAACATTCAGTTGTTTGATATTCCGTACATCTGTAAACGACTCAATCGTGTATTGGGTGAGAAGTTGATGAAGAGATTCTCTCCATGGGGTCTTGTATCTCAGGGTGAGGCATTCATTATGGGACGTAAGCACACCACGTTTGACGTGGGTGGTGTGACTCAACTTGATTATCTTGACCTGTATAAGAAGTTCACATATAAAGCACAAGAATCATATCGTCTGGACTACATAGCTAGTGTGGAGTTGGGGCAAAAGAAACTAGATCACTCTGAGTATGAAACTTTCAAGGACTTTTATACTCACGGATGGCAGAAGTTTATTGAGTACAACATCGTTGACGTAGAACTTGTTGACCGTTTGGAAGACAAGATGAAATTGATTGAACTTGCATTGACTATGGCATACGATGCTAAGGTCAACTATGCAGATGTGTTCTATCAGGTTCGTATGTGGGACAATATCATCTATAACTATCTGAAGAAACGTGATATTGTTATTCCCCCAAAGATTCGTTCTGACAAAAACGAAAAGTACGCAGGTGCTTATGTCAAGGAACCGATTCCAGGAAAGTATGATTGGGTTGTTAGTTTTGACCTTAACTCTCTCTACCCTCATCTTATTATGCAGTACAATATTTCACCAGAG